GATAGCCATCTGGCTCTCCTTTTTTAGCACCCGTCTGGAAATCAGTTCGGTGCATGGCTGAACTTTAACACACAAAATAAGGTAAGATACGTACATCGCAATAAATTTTTTACACAAAGGAAAAAAAAGATGATGACCTTAGAGCAAATCCGCAACGCCCTATCAGACCGAATGCCGGTCAAGGTAGCCGAGGCCACCGGCCTGCACTACAACACCATTCGAGAAGTGCGCGATAACCCAGAGGCAAACCCTACTTACAAGGTTATGCTGGCGCTTTCCACCTATTTGGAAAGCCGCACGGTGACGCATGGCTGATCTCACCACCGTATTAAATGGGCCTTGGGCGCCAGCTCAAGAGAAACGGGTGGCACCACCAGAGGCGCAACTTATAGATGCCATGCGCGCGGCAGGCCTTGAGCCACCAGACGAGATACACATGGACGGGAAAATCCACCGTTTCAAATCAGGCACCAAAGGTTCACCAGGCCACGGTGACAAGCCCGGCTGGTACTTGGTATTTGGGGACGGCATCCCAGCCGGTCGGTTCGGCTGCTGGCGCGCAGGCATGGAAGTGACCTGGCGCGCAGACGTGGGGCGAAAACTCAGCCAAGCCGAAGAAATGTCCCATGCCCGGCGCCTCAGCGAGGCCAAAGCCCTACGCGATGCAGCATTGGAGCGGCAGCACCAGGTGGCCAGCGACACGGTGGAGAAAATTTGGACAGGCGCACAGGCCGCACTTCCAGATCACCCCTATTTGGCACGCAAAGGTATTAGCCCACACGGCGCACGAATTACTGGCGACGGCAGACTCATTGTTCCACTTTATTCCAAAGATGGAACCCTTGCCAGCTTGCAATACATTGCCGCTTTGCAAGATGGAGGCAGCGACAAGAAATATCACCCAGGCGGAGAATCAGGCGGCAAGTTTTGGATGCTCGGCACCACAGACGAACCCGGCACCCTATACGTCGCCGAGGGCTTTGCAACCGCAGCCACCATCCACGAAACCACCGACAGGCCCGTCGTGGTGGCCTACAGCGCCAGCAGCTTAGTGCCAGTTACCGCTATCCTGCGCGAGATGTACGGCGCAACTCAGGATATAGTTATTGTGGCAGACCATGACAAACACGGTGTTGGTCAACGATACGCAGATCAAGCCAGCGCAAAATACGGGGCTAGAGTTATTTTGACCCCCATCGAGGGAATGGACGCCAACGACTACGCCCAGGCGGGGCACGACCTCTCGGCGCTCTTAATCCAGCAAACTGGCACAGCAGTGATCGACAAGCTAAAGGTCGTATTTGGCGATCAACTTGGCAGCGAATACGAGGCACCAGACGAACTTGTCGAAGGCCTTATGACCATTGGAAGCTCGGTGGTGGTCTACGGTGATAGCAACTCAGGAAAAACATTCTGGGCGCTCTCGGTGGCCACAGCAATCGCAACCGGAACCGACTGTTATGGACGAAAGACCGATTCCGGCCTGGTGGTTTATTTGGCCAGCGAATCACCATCAAGCATTCGATCACGTATGCAGGCCATCAAAAAATACCACGGCTGCAACCTAGAGAACCTGGCAATGGTGCCAGTCCCCATGAACTTCTACAACGGCGACCAAGACGCTCAAGACGTCATTGAGCTGGTCAGAGCTATCGAACAGATCAAAGGAAAGCGGGTTCGTTTAATCATCGGCGACACCCTGGCAAGAATGAGCGCAGGCGCCAATGAGAACAGCGGTGAGGACATGGGGCCAGTCATGGCACGTTTTGACCAGGTGGCGCAATCCACCGGCGCGGCTCTCATGATTATTCACCACAACGGCAAAGACGCGGCCAAAGGCGCACGTGGCTGGTCAGGCATCCGAGCCCACATTGACACCGAAATCGAGGTCACAGAGAAAGAAGGAACGCGCTCCGTTACCGTTACAAAACAGCGCGAACTTCCAAGCAAAGGCGATACCATCTATTTCAAACTGGAGATTATTGAGATGGGAACGACCAAGTTTGGCGGCGCTGCAACCACCTGCGTTGCTATTCAAGATGAGGATTCAAATGCCACAAAACCACAAAAAACCCCAACAAAACATAATGAGAATAACAGGACAGTTGAACGTGCATGGTGGGCATCTGGAGCAGAAGAACGTGGGGGTTTACCCTATGTCAGTAGGTCAGCATTACGTGAATTGATGGTCAAAGATGGCATGGCAGAACGCACCGCAAAGAACAAAACCGAGGCGTCCAGATCGGATTCAATCATCGCGCAACTGCTCAATTCAGGCGCGCTTGAGGCCTTTGAGCATGGCTGGATTTTCATAAATGAAGCTCAAATTAGTGCCATGATGATGCAGAAAAATGGAGAAAAGAAGCGCCCCTGAGCGCCCCTAAGCGCCCCTAGGGGCATTTAGGGATTAGGGGCAAAAGCATTGTGATGCTGCCCCTAAACCCCGCCCCTCCTCTACCCCCTTTTAGGCAGGGGTAGGGGAGGTAGGGGAGGGGCAGATCATGATGAGGAATTTTTTGCAGAAGTTGACAATATTTTCCCTATAGGGTTATGATGTAGACCCTATAGGATAAAAGGATCAAAGAATGAAAATGTATGGTGGAAGAATTCCTGATGAGGCTGATGGCTGGAAGCTCAAAGCGGAAATCAGAGACGAAGATCAAAAATGGTTTTTGTTTGAAAAGTTGCAAGCCCATTCAGATGAATGGATAACTTACAAAGTTGTTGCAGATGGGAAGGTGGAAAAGAAAGCCAATTACTGGGTTGTCAAAAATATAAAAACAGGCCGACAGGCGTACCCGGCCGACATGGAGTTAATGAAGCAACATAGGCTTAATTTGTTCAAACAGATTGGAGTTTTTTTATGAAGCAATCTCAAAAAAAGTTTTTTCACATAGTCGATTTAGATGGCAACATCGACAAGCAAGGCGCAGTCGTGCATTGCAATCCAACCTCATGCCATGTGACCGTAGAATTTTTTTCATGGATTGATGGACGTCCGAACGGACGCAAAACCTTTGCAGAATCAGAAATGCAGAAATGGCGTTTTTATGAATCCGAAGCAACATGGCGAAATGCTGGCGACAAGGTGTTTGCATGACCAAGCAACGAGAAACCCCAAACTTCGCAACCTGGCAGCATTCCAATCTGGTCAAGTTTGCGACCGAGGTTTACACCAGGCTTCAAGATGAGCAGGCTGCGAACGAGCAACTCAGGCTTGATTTAAAAGATGCCATGAAGCTGGCACGAATCCAAAACATGAAGGACAATCAGGCATGACCACAAAAACACACGAAAAGAAAGCGCCGGTAAAGCGGACTACTCCAGGCAGTGAAGATCGGGCAAAGATCAGCGCAGTGGTGTTGGCTGGGATGCGTGGTGGCTTGAGTGCGCTCAAGGCGTGTCAAGCAGCTAATGTTTCGCACAGTACGTTTTTGGGGTGGGTGAATCAGGACACTGCACTAGCCGACAATTACGCGCACGCGAGGGAAGACTTGATCGAACGTATGGCCGGTGAGGTGCTGGAACTGAGCGATTCCGACGTGGGTTTCCTGCCAGACGGCAAAAAAGACTGGGCAGCAGTGCAAAAGCACAAACTCCAAGTGGACACCCGCAAGTGGCTGCTTTCCAAGCTGGCGCCCAAGAAGTACGGCGACAAGCTGGAAGTGTCGGGCGATGCCGCTAACCCGCTTGTAACGCGCATCGAGCGCGTGGTGGTGAAGTCTTGAGCGTCTTACAGCTCCAAACCCCCGAATGGGCGCTCCCGCTGCTGGAGCCCAGCCGGTACAAAGGCGCTTGGGGAGGCCGAGGCTCTGGCAAGTCCCACATGTTTGCCGAGCTGATGATCGAATCCCACATCATCGATCAGAAGCGGCGCAGCGTTTGTGTGCGTGAGATTCAGAAATCCCTGAGCCAGTCCGTCAAACGGCTGTTGGAGAACAAGATCGAGGCCATGAACGCAGGCGCCTATTTCGAGGTGCAGGATGCTGTCATCAAGTCCAGGAAGGCCGACGGCGCGATCATCTTCCAGGGCATGCAGAACCATACCGCCGACAGCATTAAGTCGCTGGAAGGCTACGATTGCGCCTGGGTGGAGGAAGCCCAAAGCCTGAGCCAGACCAGCCTCGACCTGCTTCGGCCCACGATTCGCAAGCCTGACAGCGAGCTGTGGTTCACGTGGAACCCGCGCCAGGCCAGCGATCCAGTGGATACCCTGCTGCGCGGCGAAACCCCGCCAAAGAATGCCAGCGTCCTGAAAGTCAACTACACCGACAACCCGTGGTTCCCAGACGTGCTCAGGGACGAAATGGAATATGACCGCAGGCGCGACCCGGACAAGTATCAGCACGTTTGGATGGGCCAATACCTGAGCAACAGCAATGCCCGCGTGTTCAAGAACTGGAAGATTGACGAGTTCGACGCCCCGCGCGACGCAATCCACCGCCTCGGCGCCGACTGGGGCTTTGCCATTGACCCGACAACGCTGGTGCGCTGCCACATCATCGGGCGCACGCTCTACATCGACTATGAGGCCTATATGGTGGGCTGCGAGATAGTGAACACCCCTGAGCTATTCATGACCGTGCCAGAGGCCGAGAAATGGCCTATTGTGGCCGATTCAGCCCGTCCCGAGACCATTAGCCACATGCGCAAGAACGGCTTTCCCAAGATCATGACCGCCGTCAAAGGCCCGAAGTCGGTCGAGGAAGGAATTGAGTTTCTCAAAAACTACGACATCGTGGTGCACCCCCGCTGTATTCACACCATCGACGAGCTGACCCTCTACAGTTACAAGCAAGACCCGCTGACTGGTAAAATCCTGCCCGTGCTGGAAGACAAAAAGAACCACGTCATCGACGCCCTGCGCTACGCCTGCGAGGCCGTCCGGCGCTCCGGCGCAGCCAAACCGGCAGTATTCAAGCCAATTGCCACTATGCACAAGTGGTAATCTGGTGAGACAATCGCACAAATTGAGGAAC